GCCAGAGCTACCGTCTGATGCTGACCGCTGCTGATCAGCGGCGGGCTGATCTGGAGGGTCGCATTGCCGGTGCCGTCCGCCGTCGCATTCTGCAACACGACGAACTGCTGCAGCACTCCGGTGCTCTGCTTGGTCTTCGGGTTGACCATGTACACGCCGGCAATCGTGAACACGTCTCCGGCATTGATGGTCGCGCCGGCATTCCAGCCGGCGGTGACGAGGCTCTGCGACCACGTATCCTTGACGGCGTCGTAGGATACGGTCTGGGATGCGCCGTTGACGAGCGGTGTGGCGCCGTCACGTGTGCCGGTGGTGTGCGTTGGCACAACCTGCGACATATACACATCACACGAGTTGATCACGCCCAGCTCGCCGCGCCGATAGGCCTCGCGCGCGATGTCCTGGACGAACAACGCGGTGTTGGCGCTGACCAGCTCCCCATGGTCCTCGGGCGACAGAATGGCAAGCCGATTGTCCATCGGAATGGCCATCTGGTTCATCCGGGTGACGACCTTGTTGAAGTCAGCGAACGAGTTGATCGTCTGGCCCGGAACGCCGACCCAATTGTAGGTGCCGCGGTACAGCTCCTGCAGCACGTCGGCGGCGATCTCGTTAACGATGTTGATCATCGCCGGCCTGATCACGCGCTCGCTCAGGTCCTCGATCTTGAGCGTCAGCTCNGTCGANGTGAAGTTGAAGTCCACGCCCACTTGCTTGTCCACGGTCAGCGTGACCTTGCCCTCGACCACGTCCTGGACTTGCATCACCGCGCCTTGGCGGATCGTGAAGTCAGCCGGACGGCGGATCGAGATCGTGTCGCCTTTCTTGTAGCCATTGACCGTCTGGCTGAACTCATCCTCGTAGGCACGATGGATGCGTCCGAGCCAGCCCAGCTCGTTGTCGAGGATGGCCAGCGCCTCCTTGGCGATGATGTCTGGCGTTAGAATGCGTTGAGTCATGTGAGGCTATTCCTTTCGGATGCGCCCCATCACCTCCGGCCCTTCATCCTCTGCCGATACCACTCGTTGTACTCTTCTTGCGTCATATCGGCGGGGTCTTTCGGGCCCGGCGATGATCCTCCGCCCACTGTCGGTGGCGGAGGCGGGGCTTGTGAGACCTTGCGGACCTGCGACCCGACCTGAATGCGGGCCTCGATCCGCGCTAATTCGATTGCTTGCTGGGTGGCTGGCAGTGCGTAGATGCGCCTAGCCTCGGCCGGATTGGACGCGAGGTAGTAGGCCACCTCGGCTCCCCTGTCGCTCTCGGCGATGAAATCGACCGCGAAGGTCGAGATGGGGAGGCTCGGGTCGAAAATCTTCTGCCGTAGATCAGGAATGCGCTCAGCGGCGGCGTCGATCTTCTCGTTGAGCATCTGCGCGCGAATTTGCGCCGCTTGCAGCTCACGCCGTTTGATCTCCGCCTCGAGCTCGTCAGCGCGCTCCTCGCGCACGACCTGACGTAGCCTTAGCGCCTCCTGCTCCTCCAGCGACAGGTTCGGATCGTTCGGAGAGGCGAGCGGCTGACGCAGCCTCTCCAGCTCCCTTCTCAGAGCCTCGTTCTCGGCCAACAGCGCATATTTTTGCGCCGTGAGCTGAGAGATCCGCTCCTGCACGCGGCTTTTCGGCTTGGATTTTTCCTCCTGCTCACCCTGTCCCGCTTCCTGTGTTTCAGCCGCGGGCTGGCTGGGCTCGGTCTTCTCCTGCGCGGGCGCAGGCTCGGCGGCCGAGGACGCCGGGGTGGTTGTCTCCTGAGACGCAACAGCACTTTCAGCCGGCGCAGCGCCGGCCGTGGTTTCTTCCGTCGTCATGTGATGACCTCAGTCTACTTGCGCTTTCTAGGCGTGATGTAACTCATTACTCAGCGGGCTGCGACGGTTGCTGAGGCTGCTGCATCAGAGCCCGTCCTAGCCCGAAATCGATGATGTTCTCGGCCTCCGCGCGCGCGGCCTCCGCCTGCTTCTTCCGCACCTCGGCCTCCTTGCCGGCAAGCTCTAGTTGCAGAGCGGGATCGTCCATCGGATCAGGCAGCTGCGGCGCGAACTGATCCTCTTCAGAGGCGAGCACTTGCGGCGCCTGCGCGCGCAACAGATTGCGCAGGCGCTTGGCGATCTCGTCCGCGCCCGGCCAATCCATGTTCTTCGCGATGAGGTCGCCGATGACCGGCGCGGCTGCCGGATACGCCTGCAGGAACGCCAGCATCGAGTCCGCGGCCTCCATGCGCTTGGTCGTGTACGACGGGCCGATCGACACGCGCACGTCGAACTTGCCGGCCGACAAGTCGTTGATCATCACCGGCCTGCCGTCCATGCCGTACAGCACATGGTTGATCCTGACCGTCTCCTCCGACCCGTCCTCGTTCATGAGCCGGATGACGCGCTCGCTGTCGTAGATCTTCGGGATGAGGTCAATCAAAATGCGACCCGTATGCTCGAGCGCACGGCGCAGATTGTCCGCGTAGTGATAGTTTGCCGTGTCTCCCTCGCGCTGGCGGGCCAGGATCGCACGGCCTGAGCGCTCGTTCGAGCGGGCGCCGAGCGAGGCATCGTAAATGCCCGTCGTCGCCTTCATGTCCTCGACCGCGATCTGCGCCTCGTTGATCAACGCCGCCGGCGTCTGCGGCGGGTCCTCGCGCTTGGGCGGCCCAGGCACGGTCGGATCGCCATCGTAAATGAGATAGGGCAGGTTGTAGCGGTTGTGCGTGTCCCACAGCGCCTTGTGCCGCTCGATCTGCTTCGCCGTCACGAGATACGGCGCCTTAGGGGCCAGAGCGATGTGCTCGGCGACTGCGCTGCGAATGTAGTTGTACATCTGCTGCGGGTCCCTGGCGTGCCTGATCAAGCCGCCGCGCCACGTCATCCTTTCGAGCGGGATCTCGTCCCCGATGACGGGCACGATCGGGATATGGCACCCAGGCCATTTGGTAACCTCCGACAGCAGCTCGATGCCGGAGCACACGAACTGCTCGANTCTGTAGCTCTCGACCTCCTTCTCCCGCACGAGGCCCAGGAGCGGCAAGACCGACGGCGGGATGTCGGTGAGGTCGATCGTCAGACCATCCGCCGTCAGACCGAGCCGCCTCTTGACGGGCACCTTGCGCCAAAACTCGGCAATGCGGATGAAATCCGTATTGGCCCACCACATTCCCGAATCGGCGCGCTCGGCTGGCACATCGACGCCCTCTGGCGCTGTGGCTTTGGGATACCGCTCCTTGAACGCCTTGCGCGGGATCAGCTCGGTCACCGCGATCCACATCGCATCCGAGCGGTCGGGCTCCCGTGCCGCCGGATCGCAGTAGACCGATAGCGGATTAGGCACGAGCTTGATGCGCAGCTCCTGGTCCCACGCAAGATCATCGGGATAGACCGAGACGATCCGCCACCAGCCTATGCCGCAGGCGACCTGATGCGCACACGCTGCGCCGTAGACGTGGGTCGCGCTCGATTCAGTCTGAATGAGCCTGAGCAGACCGTTGTAGATCTTCGCCAGATCTGGATCTGTGCGGTCATCGACCGGCACCACCTTGATCGCCAGATCAGCCTGCCGGATGTCGTTGACGACCTGATGAACGAACTGAGGCAGCCGGTTGATGGTTAGCACAGGCCGGCCCTCTCTTTCGCGCTGCTGTCGCACGGAAAGCGGCCACTGATCGCCGGCCAGGAAGCTCAGGTCGCGCGCCGCCTCGCGGCGATTGTCCTTGTCATACTCCCAGGCGTCCTGGATGCATTCGCGTGCCAGCTTGACCAGAGAGTCGATCTGCGAGCCGTATTTCGACGAGTACGCCATCAGGAGGCCAACCAAGCTCCCTCACCCATCGCCACAGGCGGGCGATAGGTCCAATCNGGTTCCTTCAACGCCGAGAAATCGACGGCGAATGTCAGCGCCGCCGCGTCGCCCAAATCGGGCGAGAACGACAGCCTCTCCCGGATGTGGTCCTTGTCCTCGAGCACGAGCTGCCCATTGCTGCGAAAGTGCGTCGCGCCCCTGCCGCGGATCGGGGCGCATAAATCGCCTTGCAGTTCGTCGCTGTCAGGAATCTGCACGCCCGCCGGGTCCTCGAACCACTGCCGCATCAAATCCCACATCTCCGCCCGGCGATTAGCGTAAGCCTCACTGTTGTAGGCCTTGGCGCCGAAGTTGACGCCCTCGACCAAATCGCCCAACAACTCCCGCAGGCGGTCATAGAGCCCGGCGCCGAGGCCCGTGCAATCCACCACGATCTTCTTGAGGCCCAGCGGTATGAGGCGCTTGGCCTCGCGCTGGATCTCACCCGCNAGAGCCATGAGATCGTCGAGGTCGATGCGCCGGCACACGTGCTCTCCGAGCCTGCGGCCTTGGCGATCGATGATGCCCGTTTTGTCGCCGCCGCCGCGGGCCGGATCGACGCCGAGGATGATCGGGCCGTATCCCTCAACCTTGTTCTTGCGCGCCCTCAGCACAGCTGCCGGCGGGATGAAGGATTCCTCGCCGGAGGTCTGGAACGCCTCGTCAGCATTAGCCGGATATTCTTGTCTGAATTTCCAGCTGATCTCGTCCGGACCGCCGCCGGCTGTTACGCTCAGCTCGCGGTTCTTGACGTAGGCCCAATAGACCTGCTCCAGCGCGAGATCATACAACTGCTGATACTCCGCCCATTCGCCGGGAGGGTGCCAATCAGGAGGCGGCTCGCGTCGATACTCCTCGTGCCAGAACCACGGAATGAAGATCGGCTCGAACTCGCTGTCGCCGCGCTCCGCAGCTTTCCAGAGCGAATGGAATGTGTTGCCGATGCCGTTAGCCGTGCTTTCTAGGATCACCTCCGTTCCTGGCGCATCGCCCACCGCCTGTATGATGCCGGCGAAATGCTGATCCGCGTTCGGCCAGTAGGCCACCTCGGAGCCGTGGAAGAGCTGGATCGTGTCGGAGCGTCCTACAGTCTTATTGCCTGCCGTTGCGACCTTATACCCGCTGTCGAGCAGCGGGAAGCTCAGCTCCTTCGCGTTGGCCGCACCGGTTTGAGGTCTGACGAGCCAATGGCAATTGTCGTGGTAACGCTTGGCGATGCCGAACAGATTATCCGATGCATCGTCCANGTGCGCGAGTATGTACACCCGGCAACCGCGGCGGTGCGTGACCTGCCAATAGAACCGGGCGGCGATGTAGGTCGAGATGCCGACTTGCCGCCCTTTGAGGACGAGCGCTCGAACCTTGCCTCTCCTCTCANGATGCGCCTGCAACCGCTCGTGCAAGAACAGCTGCGAGCGGTTGAGGATCAAAGGCTCGATGNCACCGGCCTTTGTCCTGATCTTGAGGCATTTCTTGGCGTAGTGCTGGAAATCGTCTCTGAGCCGGCGGCGGATCGCCTTCTCGCGATCAGTCATCGAGCTCATTCAAGGCTTCCTCGTGCTTTATGATGCTGAGCGCCCCTGATAGCTCAGTGCACGCAAGGCGCGGATGGACATAGGGCGCCGCTGCCTTTGCCGCATCCAGGCGGCGCTCGACCGGCTCCTGCTCATTGCGCATGATGCCGAGCAGATATTCGAGCGGCGTCATGCCGTTGCCTACAGCCTTTATGGTCGCCTCGTTCGCCAGCTTCCGGTGCCGCGCAACCGATCCTTTCGGGCGGCCGGCACCAGGTCGTCTACCGCCACGCATCTGATTTCCNNGATTTGTATTTCAAACCTACAGAATCTTACGTCCTTCCGTGTGACCGCCCGCCCATATGTTGTAGGTGCGGTCACCGACCACGACGGTGAAGANGGGCTTTTTGCCTCTCATTTTTGCTTTTCCACACCCTCTCGAGCCGGTCGGCTTTGGCCTTGTCTCTGGCCGCAAAGTATCTCGGCTTTGGCTTGCGCGTCCATTTGCCCGGCGGGATGAATCTGACTGCGGCCATCCCAGGAGGTCCTCATCGCAGCTCACTTTTTGCTGCGTGCACTGGCTTTCGACTTGCCGGCTTTATTGAGCGCAATCGCGACNGCCTGCTTNTGCGGGTANCCCTCTCTTTTGAGCGTCTTGATGTTCTGAGAGATANCCTTTTGCGATGAGCCTTTCTTCAGTGGCATGATCTATCTCCCCGCCAATGCGCACAGAATGCCGGCGCCAATGAGGGACATTGTGTCAACCCGTATCGCCACGAGGCCAAATATCTTGGCAAGAACGGCGATCGCGATAACGACGGCTGCAATGCCGAGGGCTTGGCGTGCTGGCGAAATGATGTCTTTGACGTTCATCGTGGNTTCAGCCGCTATGGGCTAGGGTTAAGCTGTCGGCTGAGTTCAGAGCCGATGAAAGCTCCNAGGTAAGCGTATCGCACCAATGTAACGCCCCCTGAGAAGGTTGTGCGTCTCAGGGGGCGTCATACCNGNATTCCGCTCCGGCTCCATCCGAAATCGCTATAACCGGAGCGTAACAAATCATTGCCAGATAAGTTAAACTTTGTCAACTGGGAGGTTTGGATCGTTCGCGCAAGTAACCGTAATGAATTGCGAGTTTATACGTTCCTTGTTGTATTAGAGTCACAGCGCAGGCAATCGCCTGGGGCTTGTTTTTCCAGCCACCGAATTTCCGGCCTATTTCCTCCAACGTCGTTTCCTTTAGGATCAACGTTTTCAGAGCGCAGACCATGACTTTGGAGCCGATGGCTTCCTCTGCCTCGACGACGCGGCGAATGGCGTCGGCTCGAAGTTCTTCCGGACAGATGACCTCGGCTGTCAACTGGCTGACAGGCGTTCCTCTTGCCCCTGCCCTCTCCCCGTAACGTGAGATGATGGAGGCGTAACGGTAGGCGCGATCGACGTCGCGTTCGTAACGTTGGAACGCCTGCCAGCACTCCTCGTTGAGCTGGCCGCGCTTGTACATAGTTTCGACGGGAGAGACGATCCGCCAAGCTTCACGCTTCGTCCTTTGGTTTATGCTCGGACGCTCCACATGAGGCGCCTTCTTTAGCCTTTCTGGTGTTGGTGCGATTGCGACGCTCATGTTTTTGTCCCTCTGCGAGTTTTATGAGTCTTCTCAATTCGTTATTGTCTACTGGCGTTTTGGTGTGGCCTGCGGCTTCATGGAGAGCGATGGCGGCTAGGAGGTTCATGCGGCGGCCTCCTGCGTGCAGACGGCATCCACCACCAGGGTGAGAAACAAGATCCACGTCATTTCAAAACCTCCCGCTGTATTTGATCATCTTCGGCACCCACACCTCGCAGCCGGCCANCTCAGCTATCCTCTCGGCTGAGTAGCCGCGGCGGATCAAATCGGTGATTGTTGGGTAACGGGCCTTGTAGGACTCGATCAGCCCTATCCAGTAGCGGTCGATGAAGCGGTCGGATTTGTGGGCTCTCTGGGACATCAGGCGGCCTCCCCTACACGTTTCCAGCCCTTGAGCGGCTTCGCGTTGTGCGACAGATGCGCCTCCCG